TTTTGGCAATGCTAACCGCATTAAATCAAACTTTGCGCTAACAATTGAGTTAGGCATTTCTCTTAATTTTATCCGTTGAAATAAATCTCAAACCGATATTTATAATGTTAGTTAAGAAGCCAACCATAACACTCAATCTGAGGCTTAAATTTTCATCCAATTTTAAATCCGTGAATAACGTAGGCAATAAAGCCATAATCATTGTCATGCCTACCATAATGTTCATTATGATAGTTTTGGATTGATACCATTGTTTTGTATTTGCTTTCATATTATATAAATGGTTTAAAATTATTTTCAGTTAAGATAGTTGCAAATTTCACACATTCATAAAAATTACCATTTTCATCGGTTAATGCTAAATCGCTTTCAACTTGTACAATCATTGTACTATCAACTATCAATCTTTGAATAGTTACGTTAGTAAGTATATCATTGTCATGGTAAATCGTACTGGCTAACGTTGTTTGTCCGTCAACTACGCAAAAAAATTGCGCACTACCATAGTGTACCACATCTAATGTTTGTCCGGCTTGTAATATTAATTTTATCATGGTTTATTTTTTTTAAAAATTATACAATGTTTGAACGAATATCTGTTAATAAAATTTCAGCTGTATTAAAATCTTGTATATTATTTGCCGAAAATTCAGCATAGAAATTACTGTCTAAAACCACCAATTTAACGCCATCAACAAATATTTTTAAAGACATATAATTACATATAAAAATTATGTCACCGCCATATACTGCAACTTCAAAAATCATTGGTTGACCTGTAACGTCTGACAATACTCTAATATCATATTTGTTTGCGATTACTTCATTTGTAATAATGAATTTTCCGTTGTCTATTATCATTTTTTTTTATTTTTTATTTATTAATTAATTATTTTTTAATATCCGAAATCGTTACAATCGTTACATTCTCCACGTCTTCGATTTCTATTTCTGCTTAAATTGAAACTTGAATTTGTTTGTAGTCCACTAAAGTAAGGCGTATCTCTATCTGGTGTTATTCCATCTAAGAAATCCGCACTATTATAAGATGGGTAATCGGTTAAGTTATTTCTTAAAAATACAGTCATCATTTTAGTATAATTTTCAGCAACGCTACGAACCTCATTTTGTAAAAACTTCAATGCTTCCAAATCAATCGATTGACCGCTTTCGCTGTCGTTGTTCATGATACTTTTATTGAACAATTTATATTTTAAAAAAGGTAAAGCATGATACAAAGCATAGTTACAAAGCATGGCTCCAATAAAGTCATCTAGTACCTTTTTATTCGGTATCGTTAATGTATTGTTCGTAATTTGCGTTTGCAATTCTTGGTAAAAAGTAGCTCCTAAATAATTCTGTAAATAAATATCTTGAGCCTGTAAAATGAAAGGCTGTAAATCGTCAGGGCTCACCGATTGATGAATTGATGTGTATGATTTTAGTTTTGTTTCTGAAACAAAAAGTACGTTAGTTATTGCCATTATTCAACGATTGAATTTATTGTTGGTTCTATAATAGTAGTCGGAGTGATAAGTAATTCAGTTTCATATCCTCTATTTAATAGTAAATTATTAAACACTCTCAACATACTTTTTTGGATTGGTCGAATACATGTGCCAATAAAATGATTGTATGCCACCGCCAATTCATCAGCGTTCGAACTAAAGCCAGCGCCACCATTGTAAAGTCCCAAAAGTAATGGACTTGTAATTCTATGTCCTGTTAATATTCGTGTTGTTATTCGAGTTTCTAAGGTTGTATAATAACTATCATTAGTGCTTGAAATCGGAGTTACTTCAGGTGCGTGTTCTTTATCTTGACTAAATGCTACGAAGGCTTTACCAGCGTTCTCTGTGCCTCTATAAGCCATTGTTAATTCATCGTAAATCTCTTTGCGTTCCTCGGGTGCCGGTATTCCATTATTCAACGAAATAAACAAAGAAGGATTCAAGCTATTTGCCAAATTAGATATATGAAATTTCGATACCTCAATATCAATTTGAATATCATTTATTGATCCAGCGTAAGTCGGTAAAGGATAGTAAATATTACCTGGCTCATAATCAAAAGCGTAAAGAATTTGCGAAGGGCATTCGATTGACAAAGTAGGGTTATAAGTTGCGTATTGTGTAGGCTTATATTTGTTTGCATTTTCCCAATTTGTAGAATAAAAATATTCCATTGGTGCATCGTCACCCGCTTCAATCTTACCGCTTCGTACCTTCGTAAAATCTAAGTGATATATTTCGCTAATATTGTTACCATCGTTTGACCAAATTACATTCAAAGCATACCCACCGAAAGTGATGTAATCTTGTGCACATTTTTCAAATACATCGTTCCAACTATCAATCGGATTAGCACGTACTAAAACGTAATTTAAAGCCTCATCTTTCGTCTTTAATCCGTTTCCAATAGTAGCATCAATCTTCGATTGAATAGCCGTTCTATTAATCGCTGAACGTAGGAAAAGACTAGCTATAAATTGAGGATATAAATTATCTTCTCCGAAATTTATCCATTTCTTTGAACCACGTTCCGAGAATGTAGGTAAATCTATTTGTATTTGTGAAATCGAATTGAAACTAAATTTGTTCATACTATTAAATATCTTTTTTAGCGTTTTTTCGCAAACTAATTATTTCGTAAAAATACTTAATAGAAACCAATATCGAAGCTATTATTGAAACTATGTAAAAAACTGATTTTAATTGGTCGGGTAATGTCGTTAAACTTACGCCAAATGTCGTAACATTTAGGATGTTAACTGGCTCTTTTAGTGTGTCTATAATTGTTCTCATTAGCTTACATAAATTACGCTTTCGCTGGTTTCATTATCGGATATATATTCTATTTTTTGCACCTCAGTATCACCCGCTAAAAATGCTTGACCACGTGTGTAGATGTCATCTTCAACTTGCAAGGTATAATCGTAATTTCCAAAAGGTAAATCGTTCAAATGGTAATCGCCAATTATTCCATCGTTTACATAAAAAGTAAACTCTGTAAATCGTTCAATATTGTTGTTATATATCAATTTACATTCGTGGTCCAATTTATCAAAGCCATTGAATAAATGGATTCGTAAACTTTGAATAGTTAAGGCAAAATCTCCGTAAATTAAAAATGTGTTTGCTCCCGTTACTAAATTTATCATCATAGGAATAAAATAAAAAAAGCGGTACGATTCCTCGCACCGCTCGTTATTTAAAAGGTTAATTGATTAATAATCTGCTGTAACAAAATCAAACCCACCAACAGCAGCTGTACCACTCGGTGCAATTGCACTTATTGCCGTAGCACTCGCACTTGCTAACGCTGGCATTGGATCCGCTTCCATTGATTGGAACGTAAATGTATATCCGTTCATGTCACCGATTGCTTGACCGCCTTCACCAACCATAGTTGATAAAACCGCACCACGTGTGTTACCTAACAGCCAATATTGACCCATGTTGTCTAAAGCTACAACTCTAATTTCACGATTCTTAGCTAACAACAAAAATTCGTTTCTTTTAGCAACGTCTCTTTTTGAGATGTTCACGCTTAATTCAGTTGTATAAAACACCGTTCCGTTAGCGTTTGAAATAGTTGCCGTTTCTGTTAACTTCGCTGTATCTTTTCCAAATTTATATTGCCAAAATACACCACTTCCACCAGCCAAAGTAACCTGACCCGCTGTAACAGTTTGAATTTCAAATGGTGTTGCTCCTCCCGCTGCATAAACAAAAATACTACTAACACCGCCTAAGGCGTTCATACAATCTAAGTTCATTGCAGTTACAATATTACATGCCATAATTTTTTAATTATTTTTTAAGTTGAAAAATAAGGGGCTTTTTACACCCCTTTTTTATTTATAAATTTGATACTACTTGTGAAGCATAAACCGCAGTTCCTAATCTGAATTTCGCATTGAAATTCATGATGTCGTCAGCTTGGTTATAGTAGAATTTGAATGTATCCATTTCATCTAATAATCCAGTTCCAAAGAAAATGTATTTTTTCGGAGCTATGATTACACGGGCTGGATCATTGATACCAGGTGCAGCAAAAACTGTGATGTTTGTGCCAGGGAAAACAAATGAGCTAGGAGCGTTAACACCCGCTGCATTTGAAACTTGCGCAAATTGTCCGATTACACTTGCACCTGTATTGATTAAGGCT